ACTGTCGGATTCGATTTGTTTGAACAGAGCAGGTTGCCTCCCAGGTTTGTCGAAGCAAAGGAAAACAAGTCCTTCCACTTCTAAGCAGTTTGCATCTTTCAAAACATTTCTATCCATTTTAAAACAGTTGCTACTTCTCGTTTAAGAGGCGAGTTCAGATTCATCTGGCAACAAATGCTCAGCGTCATCCTAGGACGGGAATTTCACCCGATCTCTCTCAGAAACAAAGAAGTGGAAAAGGACATGTGTGAGTAAAAAGATCTCACACTTCTTCGTCAGAGCTCACCGGCTCTGAAACAACACGGAACTGGAATAGTGCTGGCATCATGTCACCATGACCAGCATTCCACGCATCAGAGACGGACTGGTAGTAGACCATGGGAAAAGGCACTCGTGCACATTTCGATCTGTCCCAGGCATCTTGACATCTTTCCGTGAAGTCTTCGAAGAAATCCTGTCCCCAGAAAAAAGCCTCTCGCAATGCTCCTTGAACATTCATTATCAGCGCGTCTACAGGGCTGTCACTTTTGTGAACCCACAACACCATTCGCTGAATGACTGATTTGTCCAGAGGTGCACGGACTCGTCCACAATCACCTTCAAATGTCAAAAACCTCCTCTTCAGGAAAGTGACATCATCGATGGTTTTGATTCGGAATCCTCTCGTTTCATCTTTATCTCCGGGGGTGATGTGCATTCCCAGTTCTTCAATCTCCACTTTCATGGCGTCACCGTTGAACCAGGGTGTCACATCTTTTCGCGTTGCTTTTAACATATCATCTCCGTACAGTGCCAACGCAACGCGCTCGCGGAAATGTGACAGGCTGGAAATGTCTTGCCGCCCTGTCTTGCGACAGATCTTGTTCCACACATAGTATGTCAGCATGTCGTGGATGTCTGTGTTGATCTCTGCTGTAATAGCACAACCTGACTTGTTTCCACCATGCGTCCTTAGAAGCCAATTGCCAACTTGTATGTTCATAAACACAAGTTGTCGCATCAGCAACTCTCGCACGATGAAAGCAGGTGATCCCGGTTTGTCCCCATACCATGCAGAGACTCTCTCAGCGTAGACTCCGAACCATTCAGGATGTAGTGAACGATCCCAATCAGTATAATCGAAGTCCTCGATGTCTGTGCCCATTGCACAGAGTCGTCTCTTCAGGTCAGTCCATTCCGAGTTCGCGTCGATTCCAACAGATGATGAAATCCGACCAGCCAGTTGGTGCTGCTTTGCAATCCAGAATCCAAAGTACTTCCTGATCAACATATTGAAAATCAGGGATAGCACAATGAACGATCGTGTCTTCTTTGCAGCGACCTTCTCCTCAGTCCGAAGTTCATCCTTCAAGCACGCATATGCCGTCAAGGAGATCATCTTTCCTCTTCTCAGGTCACTCTCTGCATCGTCAAATTGTTTCCACAATCCCTCACTCGCTGTTCGCTGATTGTCATCACCCATTGTGATCCAGGTCTTCTTTCCTGACTTTCCGGCTTCTTTCTCAAAGGTGAGAGGAATTCCAGGAGAGGTGTTCAGATCCAGACCTTTCAATCCCTGACCAGGAAGTCCGTTCAGCACCTCGTCACGTGTGAGCAATCGCTTCTCCAAGTACTTGCGTACAATCCGATCCTCCAGAATGAATTGGTCTCGCGTCTCTTTCATGACAACTGGATCAGTGTCTCCGTATTCACGGCTAAATCCGGCCATTGACTTATTCATGACATCGACCTCAGCATCCCTCAGGACAGCAGGCTCGAAAAGCTTTGTCCCGTCGATGGGTGTGAAGAATGGGGCAATCAGAGATCGTCGCAGTTTAGTAGCTGTTGCTTGATGCACCGGCTGCTTAACTGGTCCGACAAACTCCAATGATTTGCCACAGATCTCACGCAATGATTCAGGGGCATCCAGAATTGCTTCCTCATCTTCTTGTTCCCACCGGTCATCAGCTTCTTCAAAGGATTGTTCAGCCGTAATCTTGCCAAGTGCTTCATCAATTTGAGCTTTCGTGACAGCTTCGAAATACGAAGTTTCGTTCCTTGTGCTAATGCAAGTCTGAATCCCAAAGATGGTGGGGACTCTGTTCACTTTCTCATCAGCAATCAGTGGGGATCCGGATTTTCCACGTCGGTAGTGTCCCTGAAAGTTGAACCCGCAGACGAGACGCGCATTTTCATACGTATCAGTCCCGCCGGGAATTCCTTTCACGTACTCAACCGACTGGTTGTTCACAAATGTACTAACGGGACCCACGACAATTTCTTGTTCAGGATAGACACTCGTGATAGCAGCATCCATGTACTCAGGCAGATCTCCATTACAGAACTTGCTTGAAATATCCCGGAATGAGTCAATCGCTTTTCCAACACAGTAGAGAACTGCATCTTCCGTTCCAGGGACTCGGACCATTCGTTTTGGATCAAATCGGACTGTAACCTCAATCGGTTTTGAATATCTGGGATACTTGATGATGGTGAACTTTGACCCCTCCACAGCGTTGCAGAAGAAATGGTGACATGTGAGGAATGTGGTATCCTTAACAAAGATTCCATTCATGGATCCACTTGCCCATTTCACTTCCACAAGATTCTTGTGAAACACGCTCTGGACAAATGACGATTTCACTGCGGTGACAGTGGTGGTTCGCGGCTTAGATCGGCCAACTTCGTGATTGTAACTTTGTGCTCCTCGTGACTTTGCAATGGGTTTTGGACGCCCAACGCTGTGGTCATAAGAAGCTTCTGCCTCAATCACATCACGCCACGAATTACATCCATTCTGAATGGTCCGAATTGCCAGGTAACCAGCGACAATCGTGGACAGCCCGAATAGGATTTTCCACCAGACTTGTCCCTCAAATTTGGCCCACCACTTCTCAATGGAACTGATGCTGCTTCTGATATCAACCATGAAATCATTCCATGTCGGAATTTTCTCAGTAAGCTGAGTCCAGAAAGCGGACTGTTCGGCTCGAATGCAAGCTGGCTCTGTGTAACACTGGCACACAAAGTGTGAGGAACAGGCAACAGTGAGATTGCGATGTGTCCATGGTCTCATCAGTTCGACTCGTCTTTTGTCAATCGGACTGATAATGATTTCTGAATCATCCGTGTGCACCAGGCGACAATCCCGGAATGCATACTCAGGAAGCATCATGGATGCCATCACTGTCATCATGTAATCGTAGCGAAGTTGGCTCTGATCCATCAGCCAGTTTTGCACGACACGTGACTCAGGTCGGATGAGTCCTCGAATCTTTGTGACTGTACCTGCTGGATCCATCAAATCTGTCACTTCAGAAATGAGGAACGGGTTGTCATAGAGATAACGAATGACAGGGTCTTCCGGGACATACAAGTCCAATCCTGGTTCAGTCCAATCGCTGACAGGCGTTACGTCAAATGACTGCTCAGCTGACACGGGAGGTGGCTGATCGACTGGACGGAATCTGCTGCGATGCTCGAGATACTTCTCAGCGTCGCTGCCCCTGATTGCTCTCACAAGTTGAGTCTGCAGTTCGAAGTGCTTCACGAACTCATCCACGATGTAATCGACCAAATCGAAAAACGAGTCGAAGGGCTTAGCTGCCTTTGTCTGCTCCTTAGCATCGCGAAGAGCGAACTTAATGGGCCAATTGAGATGGGGATCTCTTTCGCCATCAGCTGCAGGTGTTGCGTGAACAAGAACATTTCTCCGTCGCAGAAAAGCCTCATTGGACACAATTTCATGTGACCGATTCGGATACAGCTCATTGGAAGTGCAGATCAGAATCTTCGACCGGAACGGACATTTCTTGTCCTCCAGGGCAGCTTGTGTCACATTTGCTGGAACAGATGACACCCAATTAATAAACTGCATGGCCGAAGAATTCTTCAGAGTTCCTGGCTTATCCTGACACATGTCATCGATTTGGAATGCATACTGACCATTGTAACCAGTGTGATACTCCTGTGTGAAATTGGCACTGTGGCACCACTGTGTCTCCTGTGGAATTTCAAACTTCTCAGCATCGATCGTCTGAAGAGTTCGCATGACTGCTCGAACAATTGTGGACAATGTAACAGATTTGCCACAGCCCGGAGGTCCAGCAATCCAGACGACGAAGGGTGTGAATCGGATGTTTCCCATACTCTGCTTTACCCCGGCACTCTTGACACGTTGTTCAAAAGTGCGCAGCGTTTGACTGAGCAATGTGACTGTGCCTGTGGGGATATTGAACGCTGACGCGATCTGTCCCGACAAGACACGTGAGAACACACCACAGACGGCAACTCCCTTTGTGTACAGAGCTTCATCCACTGACATCCGCTCTTCACCTTCCTGAGTGTTGAGCTCATTCAAGGCCGCGAACAACTCATCACACTTCACAGGTTCTCCGTTGAAGCTAAAATTTAATGAGTCAACTGCTTTCACAACTGAATCGGCCGGCTTGGATCCATAGTAATTCAACACACATTCTTTGACAAAGGTGCTGAAATCCTTCACACACGTCAAAATGGCATACAATCCATTCTTCATCTTCGATGCTTTGGACCCAAATTCTGCGATGCTTTTCAAAAAGCCCTTGTTCGGAGAGTAATCTGTCATTCCGGCAAATCCAGCCGCCAAAATTACAGCCAATCCTCCCATGATGCCAGCGGCAGCAGTAATCTGAGTCTCGTCAAACTCCAGAAACGATTGTTCTGCCATGATGACTTCAACTTCTTCCACAACTTCACCCTGAGCGTCGACAGCTCCCAATTGAACCAGCAGTCTCATCACTGTCTCTCTCATGTCCTGGAATAGTTGCGTCGGACACAAGTGGGAGTCAGTGAAGAGTTGGATTAATCGGCGAATGAGGTCAATCAGAGTATAACCAAACTCAGTGGCGATCTGCAGAAGGAAGATTGCAACGGCTTTGACCGACAAATTGCCAGTCAGCTGCAGACACATCAGTCCAATTCGTGAGAGCTTTTGCTCCACTTCATTCTTCTGGTGCATGTCACCATAAATCATCCGGATGGGGACTTCGGAACAGTAACTGATGGTGTTCCCGGTCTTGTGAGCCGCTTGAAGAGCCCACCACATGATGTCAATGGATTGTGTTGCCTCAATGGGCAGAGATGAATGTTGATATGATGATGATTGCGATTTGATGGAGTGGTTGTGTTTAACACCACACCCCGCCGTGTTTGTCGGTTTGGAGTGTACTGTCATTGTTTGTGATACCTGATCGCAGTTCAGGAGTACTGAATTGATTATGGTTCAATTAGACACCTACTTGCTCCCAAGAGCTTTTCATCATCCACGTCTCAGAGAGACACTGATTGTGGCTCAGCTAGGCACTCACAGGCTCCTCAGAGCTTTCGTCAATGAACAATGATGATAATGATTGATAATGAGATTTGTTTTCAATTACAAGTGCATCTACGATTCTTCTTTGATGATGGCTGATTCGACTATCTTCCATGGGTGGCTTAAGCCCATTTCAAACACCCGAGACCATCAGAGCAGGTCTTAAAGAATCGATTTTAGATATGAAATATGCAGTTCACGTACAGCGTCTGCGGTTGCTTCATTGCAACGACGCCTCGAACGAAGAGAGACTTCTTCTGACAATTTCATAAATAGAATTCCAACAGTAAAGGAAGTGACACTTTCCCCCAACCACGAGGTACGGTGCGGACTCAAACAAATTGATGATTCAATGATTGAAGATGATTATGCATTGGGACGAAGGGGCTGAATTACATGTGGCTGTGCTGTAACAGGCGCAAAATCCTGCGGGGGAGAAATGAGATAAAATGGCCTAAAATCATCGCCAGCTGCTGTGTATGTATCGACTTGGAACTGGTTTGTACCAGCACTGTCAATATACACCAGACCAGCATTGAGTGGATAGACCACTCCAGCGGGACCAGGACCAGATCCATTCAACAGAAAATTGTACGGAACATAGCACGGACATTCAATTTCCAGTGCATTATTCTGCGCAAGATTCGTTCTCTGGAATGCTAATCCACCACCATCTTCATATCCCCCAAATGGAACACCGAGCGGGACATGGGTTGCTGACAAATACTGATCAGATGAACGATTAGCATTCGTAGCAAGTTTGAACCTGATGGAACCAGACCAACATGCAAATAAATTTTGTACAGATGAAATAGGTGTATTTGGTGAATTGGGAGATGTACGAGGATCATATGGTGTCGCAGATGTGTAATCATAAGTGCCGAATAGCGGTTCAACAGAAAGTGGGCTTGCCCGTAAGTCTCCAATCGTCTGACGAGATCGAGTGAGACCATATCTCTTCATGTAATCCACTAGGGAGAATTCTTCTCCAAAGTAGTCCTTGCCAGGGATCATGGGAGACCCAAAGGCAAAAGAGATAGAAGGCGCTTCTTTAACTGTCGATGTTCGAGTTGCCATTCGGTCGATAGCAATTGACTGTTCTGCTTTAATAACTGTGGGTGGAACACGAAGTCGCGGTTGGAGCATATTAGCTCGAGGAACCATCAACTTAAAATCTTCACCTCCAGAAATATAAAGATTGAACTCAATTGCTGCATCGACATTTCCGGGTCTGACAAGAGGATTAAGAACGTAAATATAAATGTACCCAACAGTGTTCTCGTCACTAAGAGTGGCGTTAGAAACATCAGTATTCTTCATGAGAAGAGCTGAAATGAAGGGCACAGTCATCTGAACATTCGAAGTCTCCTGCAGATCGACCACAACATAAGGACATGAATAAGCCTGAGTTAATGTGGGTGAAGTTGCGAAATAATTCGGAATGAATGCAATGAGTAAACGACCGGTATGAAACTGGGTTGAAACGAGCTCCAAATTGTAATCTAAGGAGCCCTGCCAGTATGAGTAAAGGTTGGACAAATAAGAAAGATACGTGTTTGAATAACGAGTGAGATCAGTTGTGACAGTTGATGCAATATTCGGGGTGATGGGAAAGAATGTTAAAACTGTGCCAACTGTTGCTGTGTCATTCCAGACAATCTGACGAAACAGCATTGGAACCTTTGAGATGTAGGAAACAGCACACTCATCGACTGTCGTTCCTGTCTGTTCAGGCTCCGCAACATGTCCACTTTCTGGAACAAGAGCTAGTCGGTAGACTGATCAACTCCTTTTCCATGTGCCATGGGTCCCAACGGATTGATATGGGATTGAGGATGCACAATTCGAACCGGATAATCCAAACCTAGCAGTTTTGCAAGACCAGAAACAACTGGGGAGGCTGTTTTAAGAGCTCCACCGAAGTTTCCAGATGCTACGTTTCCAACAACATCATCAACTTTGGATTTAATTCCTAAGCTATTGATGAAGTCCATGGACTGTTCTGCTAGAATCACTCGCCGGGGATTGTACAAATGGCGGTAAATGGGCACGTGTACAGATGGATCTGTTGCGTACAGATAAACTGTGATACTGAGATTCTGAGACGATCCAGTTGCATAACGCAACTGGTTTAAGACGGAAATTCGAACACGACCAAGAAGATCAAGACTAGTAGAATTAGTAGTCATGAAATTCCTAGGCAAAACGTATGGTATTGTCATCTCAACGGGTTGATTTGAGGATGCATTAAGCTTGACATTTGGCAAACCTGTTGCATACACCGCATCAAAGAACCGATAAGCTCCATCGACATCACCATCATTCGCCTGATAATATGGGTCAAAAGACGCCATCAATTGGCCGGAATGAAACTTCGTCCCATTAATCTGAAACTTGAGGTTCCAGTTAAACTTGAAGAAAGAATACATATTTAAAGTTTCTGTGTGGATTGAATCAATGGCTGAAATGACTTGTGGAAAGTTAAACGCATTGAGTACTGTGCCAATTGTTGAGTCTGCCCCCCACTGAAAGTGTTGGATAACAACTGGCTTGGACAACTGTTTGGCAGCCATCCAGTGCTCATCAGGCATTTGCATTTCCAAAGTAGGAGGGAGATTCTGTAAAGAGTTTCCCAAACGAGCATCATCTTGAACAAGTGGTTCCTGCTCGACAAATGCAACGTTCATTTCTGAGTCTGCTGCCATATGATTCAATTCTGTGTCTTTGTGGTTGTTGTTATTAACGTTAGTAGCCATACTATCATTAATTTTATTCATAAGAGATTCATATTTGAGGTTTCCAACTTTAAACCAATAAATCGGCCGTTTCTTGAACGACATAAGCATTAAAAGAGAGTGCAAAGTGTTGACACACTTCTCAAGGAATAGCGAACGAACTGGGCGCCAGGGGTTACCTAGTCACCGCGAACGCGGGCCATCCAAGAAAAGTGCTATAGTCATACGACTATAG